TTGCTCTCCAACCTGTGACATAAGATGTTTTCTCTCCGTTAAAATGTTGAACCATTCCTGCGTCTAGTGATCCTACTGGGATGGAAGTTATGAGTGTATCGCCTGTTTTCTTTCTTATTGTAATAGCTCCGGCACACTCTTTATCTGAGGAAACTTGGTCTACATATCTGAATACAGCTGTCGAAGTTTGTACTGTTGCTCCGGCTAGAGTAAAGTCTTCTGATACCTTCTTACCGGCGTTGTCTATGCCAATTACTGTAACTGTTTGAGTTGTATCACCAGCGCTAGCACTTAATACTTCTATTGCTTCCTCTGCTGCTAACTGAGCATAGGTAGTATCGAGTTCTGTAATCAACTCGTAAGAAGTACCTATGTCATCATCTGAGCCGAATACGCTCCAACCTACGACTTCTCTAACCCTATTTCTCTCATAGGTAGCATCTGAGGCCATAGCTGAAAACATAATCAACGCGAACACTATACTAACTAACATCTTTTTCATTTGGATCCTCCCTTTATGAAATATCAAACAAATTATAAAAACAAGAGGGGGCTTTTAACCCCCTCGAAAAATCTCGTTTACGTTCCTGTGAATACTATTCCTGTTGTTGCAAAAGCTTGACCACTAACATACCAAAGAACGCCATCACAATATAGGTCTATGTAATCACCTATTACTGCTGCGTCTAAAGTAAATGTGATTGTATCTTCTTCTGAAGCTGCAACTGATTCTCCAGCTACAGTAGCTACACCAGTTATTTTGTTTTCACTAGCATTAGTAATAACAGTGAAGCTTGTCCCAGATGGGTTAATTCCAACAACAATATGGTAATGAATACCAGCTGCTGTTGATACGGCAGGCAAAGTTAGTGCATACTCTGTAGCATTGTCAAATACGTGCAACTTCGAACCCTCATTGATAGTAAGAGTATCTGCTGTTGCGTGTATCTGGTAAGGAGTTGTCATACCGATTGGTACTATAACATTAGCACTTGCGTTAACCTCAAGGGCAACTGTTGTGCCTGGAGCACTACCTACACCAATGTTTAGTAAGTCATCAGTTGTGTCAAACCCTACATAGAAGTCATTAGTCTGACCGTCAAATGTAAGGATAGCATCCTCATCACCACCATCACCAATAGTCATCTTTGGTGTGGTTCCGGTTAATAGGATAGTATCGTCATCTGCGTCAAATCTAACTCTTTCTTCTATTGCTCCAGCTATGTTCTGTGAGAACACAATGTCACAATCTTCGGCTGTTGACCCTGCATCAGTTAATACAAAATCAATAGAAGCTTGTTGTTCGGCTGCGTCTGTCTCGTCTTCCAACAAAATAGATATGCCTGCTCCAAAACCATCTGTTGATGTGTCTCCAGTTGTGTCTAAAGTAAGTTCAACCAAGTCAACTACACCATTGGCTTCTGTAGTCCAACCAGTATATTCAAGTACATTTGTTCCAGCGTCTCCAAGATCAGAATCAATCTTAAGAACTTCACGCATTGTTCCTGCTTGGTTCAAGTTGATAATGAAATCTGCATCTTCTTGACCACTGGTTACTGTGGATAGAGAAACATCTATAGAAGCCTGCTCCTCAATTCCACCTGTATCATCAACCTGAAACACTAACCCAGTACCTACTCCTGCTGCGGCTGTTCCGCCGTCATGGGTAAGTTTCATTACATCAATTACCGAAGTAGTAGATGTGTCAGTAATTTTACTCTCAATGTAATTCGTTGAAGTAGCTATACCACTATCTGCAATTGTAAATTTAGTGATTGGTGTTCCTGGAGTTGTATCATCACAACCAAATACAAGATCAGTAGTAGCACCTGTAGAAGTAATTGTCCATTGTTCACCAGCTGCATCGCCTAAATCAGATGACAACTTTAAAGTTGCATCGCCAGTAGTATCGTAAGGTGTGTAGATTTCAAAAATCGTGTCCAAGTCGTTAGACTGAACGCGAATTGTGTCATCTGTTCCTGTATCGCCAGTGATAACTTCGCCATTAGGTAATGTAATCGTACCGTCTAAGATGATAGCTCCACCATCAGTAGTTACAGTAACGTCAGTTACTCCAGCTTCACCGATATCTAAATCGGCACTACTAGGTGATGTAATAGCATTGACATAAACCATGCCGGAAGATTTTCCAATAGACAACTCAGGGGTTGTTCCTATTGTAGCACCAAGACCTATACAAAATAAGTCTTCCTCTTCTCCACCAGTATAGTCAATACCCATGTAAACGTCCTGTGCTCCAGCCTGGAAAACAAAACCACTATCTACATCATCATTTTCACCAATCATAATCACTCCACTTGACTGGATACTGATTTGTTCTGTAGTTCCTATAGCAGAACCATAACCTATCTGAAATTCGTTCTCTGAGTCGTTTACACCAGCATAGTAGTCATTACTATCGCTATCGAAAATAATTACTACGTCAGTCGCTACTGCTCCACCTAAGGTCAAATCTCCATCATCGTGTAACTTTAGCTTTGACCCGGCGTCAGTAGTAGTCGTGTAACCGTCTTGGTCTGTCATGGGAGACACGATAGAACCCCAAGATGTTTTTGTCTCTGCGCCCATACTGATACCACTCCCGGCATAAATAACACCGTCGGCATCAATATAGACGTCATCTCCCCAATTTGCCTTATCGGCTGCAAAAGCCCCCCAAGCAAATAAGATTATGCTTAGGAAAGCTACCAAATATTTCTTGTTCATAGCATAACCTCCATTTTCTTATTTACTTAAACGCCTGTACTTGCTAATCCTGCTCTCCAATCAAACGCACCTGTATCATAAAGCATACGTCCCTTGAAGTTGTAAAATTCGTCTTCTTCGTCTATCCAAGATGTAAAGTGAGGCTTAGCTGACCATACTACCGCGAGTAGTTTTAACTCAGGATAGATGATATACCAAGCTGTGTCTGAACCACCAAGAGCTGCTGAAAGGTATCTCCATTCTATTGGTTCATACATTCCGGCGAATCTATTGATTTCTCTTAATGTAGTCCCAGGTCTCTCTGTTGCTCTGTCTGAGAATACTCTCATAATAGCCCCTCTTAGTGCAGGCGGATAAAGTATGATTGGTTTCTCTGATGTAGCAATCGGGATTCCTTTAGGGTCAAAAAAGTTGTCAGCTATCTGACTTTCGGCTAGTTCTAAGTTATCATGGGAGAAAGCTCCTGATAATAAATTATCATAAGTTATCCCAGTTTCTTCTCTGTTCTTAGGATGTGAATTGCTGAATAGATACTGACCGTCAGGACAAGCTGTTGAAAAACCATCATAAAGTATAGAGGCTGTCTTTTTCTCGACATTCATTCTTGCGCCTCTACCCATTGCTGAGGCATCTTTTAGTTTACCTAAAAGAGCATATTCCTCTTGGTCTACAGCTTCAAAAGAGATTGAAAGTTTCTTCCATCTTTTTGCCTGTGTCAATGTCTTGGCATATCCAAGTACAGGATCTTCATATCCACCAGAAGAACCTTCAGTAGCGTCTACCCATTCACCAAGTCCACTTATTCCGTCAAACTTGTATTCCTTAGTCTTGTCGTCGATCTGATCAAACACCTTTTGATTGACTTGTTCATCTTCCTTGAAAGTCTGAAGTAAGAACTTGTCGTAAATAGGTGTATATAGTTGGTCTAATACATCTTTAGTAATCATTAGTAGTCCCTCCTTTTAATTAAGCAGCATTAACTTCAAAATGACCAATGGCATAACCATAGGTATTCGCAGCTATCGCAGCATCTGTTATGTCGATCTCATCAATAAATAACCCTTTGGCATTAGCAGCACCTGTAACATCTGAGATGTCAAGAGTATTGACGCTCTCAAGGTCACAAATAAGTCCTACTGCTGTCTGGGTTATTACTGCATCAGCTTCAACAGGTACAATAAACTGATACTTGCTTAAAGGTGGGATAACTAACACACTTAAACCATCGTCACCAGAATTATCTTGTGCATGAGCTGCAATTCCTAGAAATGTACTAGCAAACGCTGTGGTTGCGTTAGTTGCTTTTCCATTTCCATCATCATGAAGAGCATCACCCTTCAAGATAGTGTCAGAATCGCAAAGATAACTTCTTAGTCCGCCCTCATCTAATTTATTCAACAGGCTAAAACCTGCTGCTTTATAAACATTAGTTTTCATACTTTCCTCCTCAATACTGGTTTAAGTCAATTTTAATATCAGGAGGAAGTTGTTTGTAGGGCTTCTCGCCATGAGCATATCCGCAATCTGGACAAGGGATTTGGGAATCTTTACCCTCAGAAAGTAGATAAAAGATAGGCGTATTACACCTACCACATATATACGTTCCTTGTAAATCCTCTGTCCTATCACTCATAATCCGATTTTCTTCCTACGATCAACTGAATCTTTAAACTCTTCCTCTGATACCCCAGACCTTCTAAGAATTTCTTTTTTCTTCTTTTCCATCTCTGGGCTTAAATTTGACTTAGGTTTTGTTTCTTTATCTCTTGATGAACCATTACCCTCATCTAGTGAGGATATTCTTTCTTTCTCAGTTTCAAGAGCGTCATTCCTAGCGTCCTGTTTAATCTTTTCTAGTTCTTCATCCGTAAACTCTTTCTTGCCACTAGGCTTACTTAGTCTCTTTTCCATTTCTTTAGCAAGGAGTTCCGGACCATTTTCAACCCAATACTTTTTAGGGTCCTCTTTCATGATGTCATACATTAGGCGATACTTCTCATTCTCTTTGTAAAGAATCAAGTGTATCTCTTTATCTGTTTTGCCATCTTCTTTGAGTTCCTTTATCTTTTCTCTAGTATTAAGTTCAGGATGCTTGGTTTCCACTCTCTTAGATGATTTCTCCATCTCAGCAGTTAGTTTATCAACAGATTTCTTAGCTTCTTGACTACCTCTAAAGGCTCGTTTCTCACCGGACCTTCTTAGACTTCTTTCCATAAGCCATTCAGTAGCGGATACATTGTCTTCTAAGAGCCATTCTTCAAGGTCTTCTTTGGACATTTCACGCTTCTTTTCTCTGGGCTTATCTTTGTCATCTTCGAGGTATTTCTTGACCCTTTCCCCTTCGGCTTTCTTCTCAACGTCCTCTTTAGGAGGATTGAGTTTCTCATTAACCTCACCGAGTTGTTTCTCAAGTTCATTGATTTTATCTCTGTCTTGGGTTTTCTCAGTCTTTAAGTCTTTGATTTCTCCAGTAAGCTCACCAAACCTTTTATTCAAGCGGTCTTGGTCGTCAGGTTTCTTCTCTTCAGGTTTATCAGGTTTCTTAGCCTTTAAGATTTCTTCCTTACGTGCTTTCTGTTCTTCATCAAGTTCGTCCTCAGGTGTATCAAGAATCCTCTCATCGCCTTTAGCTATCTCTTCTGCTGTTGCTACTGTTCCTTTGGTCTTTTCTTTTTCAGCGTCAGGTATAGTTGGAGTTTCTTTACCCTTCTCTGCGGAAGCGTCCTTTGATTCTTCCTTTTTTAAGAAATTATCTGTAATTTCTTTGTGTTTCTCGAAATCGTTCATATTCCTCCTACCATAGCTTAAAGTGCTACGAACTTATATCTATTATTTTAAAGCTTTTTTAGCCTTCCCTATTTTCATTCTTAAGCCAACCACTTTCTTCTTTAGTTTCTTAGCTCTCTCTTCTGCGGCTGGACTGTCTGCCATAGCTTCTGCCTTGGCTGCTTCGTCAATTAATATGGCTAATTCATTCTCTAAGACTTCTACATCATTCTTAGATTCAGGCTTAGCGTCCTCTCCTGCTAGGAGTTTCTTCTTATATTCTGCTGTCTTTGCTTCGACTTCTTTCTCTTTTTCGTATTTAGCAATGAACTGTGCCTTACTTAGTTTAAGATTCTCTGGAGCATCAGGCATCCTCTTTACTGGTTTTTGTTTCTTCTTACCCGTCATTATTGGCATCTTTCTCCTTTATTGTTTTAACCCTATCCTTTACTTTACCCAAAAGTTTAGGGATTAAATCCTTCTGGGCTAAAAACTTCTGAGCGCCTGTACTATCCCCTTCCCTAGTGCATCTATTCACCTCCTTTTGTAAATATTCTGCATGTTCTTCCAAAAGATTAACGTATCTTCTCCATTCTGGCATTGATAGTAATGTCTTCCAATCTAGGAACTCTGTTAATAATATATCACTCATTAGAATTGACCGCCTCCTGGGGTTGGTTGTTGTAAAGGTTGATTAGTCGGCATATTTGGTTGAGATGGGTTCACGGGTTGTCCTTGATTTGGTTGTTGCCCCATAGTCGGAGCGTTTGGCCCCTGTCTCCCTATAGTTTGACTAGCGAGTTGATTCGCCATCTTCTCTTGTTGGGATACTTTCATAAATTGTCTTACGTTTACTATAGTCTTGAGTAAATGATCTTCAAAGTTAGGTCGATACTCTTCGGCTAGTTCGTGGATTTTCTCTTGTTGAGATACGTGTCCTGCTAAGTGTTGTAAAGCTTGAGCAGTCGCCCCCTCTGGTGGGTCGAAGGCATCTCCTTGCATAAATCTTGACCATTCGCCGTTAACTTCTTCTAAATCGCCCATCTTGCCTTTAGGTTCTTTGCCTAGATAGCGTTCTATATCTATATCTCCTACCATTTCTTTGACTGTATCTGCTGTTAGGTTATAATTCCCCTTAGGATTGAGCTGTGGATGAACCCATACACTCGTCTGTAATGCCTCATAAGCCCACGCTAGAGCCTGTCTCTTGAGTGTTTTAGACCCCATGTGTATATCTGGTGTCATGCGTGCGTCATAGTTACCTCTTAGGGTTTTTACTGATAGATTAGGAAAGATTTTCTTCCCGTCCTCTCCTAGAACTCTCTCTCCTAGTGTTGGAGGAGCCCAGTCTTGGTACATATTGATAAACATTGTGATTGCTTCGGTAATCTCCTCGATTATCCTATTAACCCATAAACCAAAACGTGTCTCTGATTTCTCGTTGATTATATTATCACGCGTCGCGGTTCCCGATACTCCCTTCTGATTACTCATAAAGTAAGAAGCAGCACCGGTTAGTCTTTCAAGCATCTCTAATAATAGGTTGATTGTATTGAACTCCCAGACGAATGATCTCTGGAGATTAGGGAAATATACACTGTCTGAAGGCTTATCATCCCCTGTAGGATAGGATACTCCACCTCTTAGTTTATAGGATTGTTTCGTATACCCCTCGTCTGTTACTCTATGAAATCCGAACGGACAGTTAGTAAAGAATTGGAAATCTGATGCTTGGTTGAAGATGTTATTTATAGCATTGACTATAGGAGCGATTAGTTTCATCAAAGATTTACCCCTTACCTTGCCTGGTCTTCTGATTAACGGACCGCCTACGAATGGGATTTTACCTGTTCGAGTGATCTTCCTTAAAGGTTTCCCTGCCAGAAGAGTCATAGTATAAGGTTCTACTATAAAACGGAACTTCTCTGTCTTCTTACCCTTTTTGAATGTCCCATACCATTCTAGTAAGTCGATAGGGAATACTCTTGGGTCGAGGTCTTTGGTATCTTTGATCCCTAACTGGTCGTCTTTTATCTTCTTGAGTCCACCGCTCTTTTCTATTCTTGCTGACTTAATCTTACTTAGGAACATATCAACATCATCATCGGGGATATTCTTGAAGATTTTTCTTTCAGTTCTGTCTTTGAATTTATCACTGTCTATATGTAGAACGTGGATTAGAAAACTCTGTTCTTGTAGATTCTTACCATAGTCAGGGATTACAATATCATCCACATCAGCTATGTTCTCAAGAACACCTTTCTCAAATCTCTCTTTTACTGTCTTTATGTCATATTTCTTAAACTTGTTATTCTTATCTTGGACTGGGATTCGCTTATCTACCCATTCATACCAGACTTTCCAATAGACTTTAAATACTGAAAAACCTAAGCATATCTTATTATGGATATAATCATCTATCTCAGGATAGACGTTGCCCTCATTCTTACTTACTGCCCATTCAGCGAACTTCTTTATATTATCTCTGTTCTCGAAATCGTTCTCTTCTACTGCTACCCAGTGCATTCTTGAAGGATTCCATGAAGTAGCTAAGAGAGTAGCTTGGTAGGAATCAGCAGTTGACGGGGCTATCCCTAGGTTTCTATCAGCCATATCAGGCTCTTTAGAGAGGTCTTCTAGGACTGAAGGCTTCTCAGCTTCGTATTGTTGGATGTCTTTCTTCTTCTGGGCTAGCCAGTCTGCGGCTGCGTCTGTGCCTACTCGGTAGTCATCTTCTATCATAGAACAGATTTCTTTCTGCATCTTGGGAGAGTAGGAATCCGACTCTAATTCTATAGGAATCGGTTGAATCTTCTTCTCGTCAGGTGTTAGAGGGTTCTTTTTATCTTTCATTAATTATTACTCCCGAACTTGGGGTCAATTATTAGTTTACTCTTAGCCTGTTTGACCTTCTTAAATGCCATGAGCCTAAGAACTTCATCTATTTGGAATTGTATCTCAGCTTTAGCGTATTGTAATTCAGACCTTTTAGCATCTCCGATATAATGAGCTATCCCAGTGGGAGTGCGTTTTACTGCTACGACTATCTCACTTAATGAGATGAATTGGTCAGGATTAGCCTCAAAGGCTTTCTTCTTTTCTTCTGGGTCCATGTTCCTCCTTGCATACTTGTTCTATATTAAGATTTATACACACTACTTCATACAGAATCGCTAAAAGTATTATTATAATCAATATATCCATAACTAGTATAATTTCGGTACATTCGGATCAAACTTGCTTACTGTTATGTACCGTGGATTACTCATCGCAAGGTATCTGGTTACATCGCTAAAATCTTTGTACTTCTCTCTTGGTTTCACTTTGTCTTTCACATCTCCGCTTGAGGTTAAAATGTCTCCTCTTGCATATCTTGATAAGTGTCTAATTGTATTAATACAGTTCTCTGTTATTAAAATCTTAGGTTGGACGACTATCTCTTCGTCCTTCTTCTCCCAGTATAGGAGTTCTCTGACCTTTAAATGTCCTGCTTCTAGTGCGTCTATACCATCTACGAACCTTAATCCACGCTTTAGAAGCTCTTTCTTAGGTGTTGTGCTTGACTGTCCGCCTTGTCTCTCGGCTAATTGGACTGTCTTGTTCCCGAAGTTGGGATCTATAATCCTCTTATGTATCGGTTTCCTGAATATCTGTCTTAGTGATTCTTCCTTCTCTTTGATGATTTTAGCATACTCGGTATAGGTTTTGTCATCTGAATACATCTCGTTGAAGTTCCTTTCAGGATACTCGTCTACGATATAAATTGTACCGGTGATACTTACCGCGGCCCAGATGATCGCCCAGGGTTTCCTATCGTGAGGATCTAATACTTCGTAGAGTGTAACTTTATTGAATGGTACGTCCTCGAAGGGGATTACATGAATACCTTTGTTGAACTTCATGTATATCTTCCCTGATAGATTGATTGGCATACCGTAGATACGAGACTTGATTTCGTCTTTAGTCATCAACTTAGTCTCTAAAAGTGTTCTCTCTTGGTCTATATAAGGATTCTCCGTAGTCCAGAGGAGGTAAAAGCGTATTCCTTCCTTCTCTACTACTCTAGGGAGGGTCTCATCTACCAATGGAGCGTACTTTGACTCAAGCGTATCATGGTTTTCAAAGATATTCTGTAAGAGATCAGTGACTCCTTTCAATGATGTCATGGTAAATATCATCTCACCATTTCTGTCAATAAGTCTCATTCTCTGCTCTCGGTATATATCGTAAGGGGCTTCTTCATCGTTCCATATACCGTCCAAATCTTCACCCTGGAAGCTTTCTCTTTCTTGGTCATAGGACTTGAAAATACCTATTGAACCATTCTTTAGAACTATCTTCCGATTGGTGAATCCTGTGATTTCGTTATATTTCCCATACTTTATACCTAGCTTGGGGAGTAACGACCAGACCTTTCTTTGTTGGATATTCACACTATCTTGGAATGTCTCTGCACATAACCACCATCTTTGATTTGGTTTCTCTCTCATCTTGTTGAGGACGTATTCAGCACCTTTCTCAGTCTTGCCTGAGCGATTTCCTCCAAAAAGTCCTTTGACTTTAGATGGATCTTTGCCAAACCTTTCTTGCTGTTCCAAATTTTCAAAGAACGCTAAGGGGTCAAGTTTCTTGCGATACTTTAATTCCCTTTCGTTTCTCCATAATTGCTGCTGCAATTTGAAGAGACTCGTTTTCGATAGTTTCTTTTGTTTTACCATCATTTTCAGTATATAGTGATTGACTAAAAGTATGATCTAACCTCTGTGCATCTGTCCAGCCAAAGTTCTTTAAAGCGAATATGTCTCCACTTCTGCCATGTTTTCTAAGGGCTTTCTCATAAGACTCTTCTACTATTAGTTTGGCTTCAGCTACAACTTCTATATATCCTTTCCTTCGGCTATAATCAGAAAGACTGGCTTTAGAACCTACAACTAGGGCTAAACCGGATACAGTGTATTCTTCTTCTTTTGTTTTATTGAGATATTTATTAAACGCTGTTGATAGGTGTTGTGGGGTAGGGAATTTGCGAGGACGTCCACCTATATTCTTTTTTAAGGGTTCGATAACTTTGTCTTTAACTTCCATCATTCTCCTTAAATACAATAAACATCTATATGTTTTAATTCTTCTTTAATTTTTTGAGCGTATTTTGTCCCGCCAATCCGTAGGGATTCTTTTAAGACAGTTTTTCTAGCTCCCTTACCCAAGACTTTCATAAAATCCATACAGTTTTTAGTCGTGATACTGATTATAATATCTCGTTTCATCCCTTCCCCTATACTTTCTGAGGTCGTTTACTACTAATACTACGAAAATTATGAGTATTACTAGGTGTATGTCAATCATTTGGTCTCCAATCTCCCATGAGTTTAC